TTAAAAGAAAAGAAAGATCGTGTAGAAGACGCGATTTACGCTACTAAAGCTGCTTTACAAGATGGTATTGTTCCAGGTGGTGGTATTACGCTGCTAGACGCATCAAATAGATTATCTTGGAATAATTCTGGAGAAAAAGCTTTAATGACAGCTATAAAAGCGCCCTTTAAAATTATACTTGAAAATGCCGGCATTGAATTAACCGATATGCAAGGTAACGCTGGCAAAGGTATAGATGTGACTACGGGTAATGTGGTCAATATGATTAAAGCTGGAATCATTGATCCATCGTTAGTAACAAAGACAGCGCTCAAAAACGCGGTTAGTGTAGCTAGCACAATAATTTCAGCAGATGCTATAATTTCAAATCGAAGAATCAATGCAAGCGATTAATAATTATATCATCATAGAGAAAATAAAAGAGGAACCTAAAACAACAAATGGTTTATTGATAACAGATAACCACACTAAAGATGTTAGATATCTAAAAGGCAAAATAGTTAGTGTTGGTAATTTAACAGAAGGATTAAATGAAGGTAATATTATCTATTACGATCGTCACGCTGGGCACGGCATTGAGTTTGACAACTCCTTATTTCATGTTATCAAGCAACAAGATGTTGTCGTTGTGGAATGAGGCTTTCTCCAGAGGATTTAAGGGACATCAAAATCCTTAAATACTATAGAATAATAAGACGTTGGGCCTGTAAACAGAACAAATTAAAAGATGCTGATTTAGAACTTTTGATTTATTTAGACTGTAAGGGCTTATTCACCAGAGAAGATTTTATAAACGGTGTATATACGTACACTTGGGATAAGCATCGCTGGGAGCGATTAAGACGCGACGGATGGATCGATGTCTGGAAGGAAAGAAATCGAAGAGACAGTAAATACGCTGTTTATAAAACTTCCCTTAAAACAAAGATACTGATAAATAGGATGTACAAGATAATGCTTGGACAAGAAGATATACCTGTTACAGAATCTAATGTTTATTACAAAAACAAAAGCTATAGCGACAAAGTAATGAATAAAGCTATAGATGACATGATTAAAGATAAAGAAAGATAAAAAAACTATTGACTACGTTAAAATAACGCAGCGTAAAGGTAAAAAGATTATTAACAAGAAAACAACTAGAAACTATGCCTTACAAAAAGAAAACAAGTAAAAAGAAATGCTCTAAATGTGGGTGTGTTAATTGTAAATGTAAAAAACGTAAATAATGGGTTACAAAAGCGCTGCACAACGTAAAGCTGTTCATGCTTCTAAAGCTGAGCAAAAAAAGAAAAAAATGTCTAAAAAATCTAAAAAGAAAAAATAATGATACTAGAAATTATATTTATTTCATTAGTAATTAGTTTTCTTGTAATGGGCTTTGGTATGTTTTTAGCAAAGAAAGGTTATATCAAAGAAAACAAGTTTACTAAAGACGAAAACAATAATCATATACCTGATATTGTAGAAGAAAAAGTTAAACAAGTAAAAAAGAAAATAACTAAAAAATAATGGCTACAAGACTTAATAAATCGAAGATGGCTTGCAATAAGCCTAAAAAAACGCCCAGTCATCCGACTAAGTCACATGTAGTAAAAGCTTGCGCTAATGGAAAAGAGAAGATTATTAGATTTGGGCAGCAAGGAGTTAGTGGCGCAGGAAAAAAGACTGATTCTAAGTCTAAAGCGCGACGCAAGAGTTTTAAAGCTCGCCACTCTAAAAACATTAAAAAAGGTAAAATGTCAGCTGCATACTGGGCTGATAAAGTAAAATGGTAAAATGAAAAAATAATGCCTAAGAAAAAGTTTAAAGATACCGCTGTAGGTAAATTTTTACTTAGCAAGGTTCCTGGATTTGCGTCAAGCGTGCTACCTGACAAAGGTGTACTTGGCGTGGTTAAAAATCTAATAGACGTAGAACCTGAATTAACTGCTGAAGAAAAAGCTCAAATGCATGAAGAGCTAGTAGAGTTATACGAACTTGAAGTAGCTGATAGAGACTCTGCTAGAAGAAGAGAAGTAGAAATAGCCAAAACTGGTAGGTTTGATCTTATGTATAATCTTACTGGCATTATTGGTTTATCTGCTTTTGTTTTTATTATATATGCTATAGTTTTTTTAGAAATACCTGAAGACAACAAAGAAGTTTGGATCCACCTGATAGGTATATGCGAAGGAGTAGTCTTATCTATATTTGGTTACTTCTATGGATCTGCTGTAAAAAAAGACAATAAAATAGATTAAAATTATGAATATTATTAGAAAGATCAGTATAGGTCGCGACTATAAAGATGCTGCGATGCACTATGCTGTAGGTCAAGAAGTATACGGTGGCCACACTATTTGTGATATAATTGAAGAAGAAGATAAATACAGAATATATATAACTAAAAATAACGAGATATTACCTTGGAAAGATTTCAACAAGAACATGGCTATAAGTGTTGAATTTAACCTAGAATATTAAATGAGAAGTTTATATAGTTTTATAGTAAAACCAAAAGACCAAAGATACCAAAACACAACCAAAGTAGATGATATTGAGATCATCTTAAATACAGAAATACAAGACCACAAGTTTGTTAGTCGAGTAGCTGTAGTTCTTGAAACACCTATTGTTGGTAAAACAGGAATTAAAAAAGGTGACGAAGTTATTGTTCATCACAATGTATTTAGAAGGTTTCATGATGTTAGAGGTGATGAGGTAAATAGCAAAAGCTACTTTGAAGAAGATAAATACTTTGTTTATCCAGAACAAGTGTTTATGTATAAAAAAGGTCTAGAGTGGAAACCATTAGAAGGTTTTTGCTTTGTGCAACCTATAAAAAATAGAAAGTTATTTTCAATGCAACCAGAAGAAGAATTAACTGGTGTATTAAAATACCTTGATAATGGTCTAATTAAAAATGGTCTTAAAAAAGACGATCTTGTAGGTTTTACTCCTGATAGTGAGTATGAGTTTATTATAGATAACAAACGTCTTTATAGAGTACCAACTAATTCTATTTGTATTAAATATGGATATCAAGGAACTGAAGAAGAGTATAATCCAGTCTGGCTACAAAGCGGTTGATGAACTTATACGCGTAGCAGAAGAAAAGATTATAACACATACGGAAGACGATGTTTCGGCTGACAGACTTAAAAATGCTGCTGCAACTAAAAAGCTAGCTATATTTGATGCTTTTGAGATTTTAAATAAAATACAAGAAGAGCAAGCTATGCTTGATAACAAACCTAAAGAAGATAATAAACAATCATTTAAAGGGTTTGCTGAAAAAAGATCTAAATAATGGGTTATCAACAAACTTTATTTAAGATAGTTGAACCAGTGAAACTGACTACAATACATCGTAGAAACAAGGCTAAGTCTTGGGAGTACGGTTACGATAAAGAAAATGATATTGTAGTTATAAGCAAGACTGGGGAAATAGGGGATATATACGAGATACAAAACCTGCGTATTGCTTTACCGAAAGAAGAAAACGTGTATAGCAACAAAGAAAAACGTTGGATGCCATTTGATTACCCTAAAGAGCTAGGTCGGATTAAAACTATATTTGACTGGAGAGATACACCTGAAGAGTTTAAAGAACAATGGGAAGATTACATAGATGAAGAGTTTAACAGGCGTGAAAACGGTTTTTGGTTTTATAACAAAGATAAGCCTACTTACGTTACTGGTACTCACTACATGTACTTGCAGTGGACCAAGATCGATGTGGGACATCCAGACTTCAGAGAGTCAAATAGATTATTTTTTATTTTTTGGGAGGCATGTAAAGCAGATGCAAGATGCTACGGTATGTGCTACCTCAAGAATAGACGTTCGGGTTTCTCGTTTATGTCAAGCTCCGAGACCGTTAACCTCGCGACAATTACGTCAGATGCGAGATTTGGCATACTGTCAAAATCTGGATCCGATGCTAAGAAGATGTTTACAGACAAGGTTGTACCAATATCGATCAACTACCCGTTCTTCTTCAAACCGATACAAGACGGTATGGATAGACCGAAGTCGGAACTCGCGTACAGGGTACCAGCCTCGAAACTCACAAAGAAGTCTATACAAAACAGAGAGAGGGAGATCCTCGAAGGTCTTGACACGACGATCGACTGGAAAAACACGGGAGACAACTCGTACGATGGTGAAAAACTAGCTTTACTCGTTCACGATGAAAGTGGTAAATGGGAAAAGCCTGATAATATATTAAACAACTGGCGCGTTACAAAAACGTGTCTTAGACTTGGTAGTCGAATCATTGGTAAATGTATGATGGGATCAACATCCAATGCGCTGGACAAAGGTGGTGAGAACTTTAAAAAGTTATATTATGACTCAGACGTCACAAGACGTAACCGCAATGGACAGACTCGCAGTGGATTATATAGTTTGTTCATTCCTATGGAATGGAACTACGAAGGATTCATTGACGCTTTTGGATTACCTGTATTCGATACACCAGAACGACCTGTTGAAGGACCGATGGGAGAGATTATTGATACTGGCGTAATAGAGCATTGGGAAAACGAAGTATTAGGTTTAAAAGACGATCAAGACGGTTTAAATGAATTTTATCGTCAGTTTCCAAGATCTGAAGAACACGCTTTTAGAGATGAAACAAAAAACAGTATATTTAATTTAGCTAGAATATACGATCAAATAGATTTCAATGAAGAAGCTAGATACCAAGGCTTAACAACCAGAGGTAGTTTCCATTGGGAAAACGGTATTAAAGATTCACGTGTAATATTTACCCCTGATGACAGTGGTAGATTTTTAGTTTCTTGGGTGCCACCTGTTAATTTACAGAACAAATACGAAATAAGAAATGGTGTGCGTTATCCTGGCAACGAACATATTGGTGCTTTTGGTTGTGACCCTTATGATATATCGGGCACTGTAGACGGAAGAGGCTCAAAAGGTTCTTTGCACGGACTAACAAAATTAAGTATGGAGAACGCGCCGCCAAACGCTTTTTTCTTAGAATACGTGGCTAGGCCACAAACAGCTGAAATGTTCTTTGAAGATGTACTTATGGCTCTTGCTTTTTATGGTATGCCACTATTGGCAGAAAATAACAAACCAAGGCTTTTGTATTATTTAAAAAGAAGAGGATATAGAGGCTACTCGATGAATAGACCTGATAAAACGTATAATAAGCTATCTGCTACAGAAAAAGAGATAGGTGGTATACCAAATTCAGGTGAAGACATTAAACAAGCGCATGCAGCTGCAATAGAGAGTTATATACAAAAGTATGTAGGTCAATTAGAAGATGGTGATTACGGTAACATGTATTTTACTAGAACTCTAAATGACTGGGCTAAGTTTGATATAAACAAAAGAACACTATTTGATGCGGCTATATCATCTGGTCTTGCTATAATGGCTTGTAATAGGCACTTATATACGCCAAGACAAGAAAGACATAAACTATCATTAAATTTTGGTTTTAAAAAATACGATAATAACGGTTACAGTTCAAAAATAATAAAATAGATGTCAAAAACATTACCTAGAGGCATATTTCCTAGCCAAGCTGTTAGTGACGCTGAGAAAGCTGATGTAAAATATGGATTAGAAGTTGCCAAAGCTGTCGAGTCTGAATGGTTTAAAAGAGACTCAGGAAGTGTGAGGTTCTATGCAAATAGAGACAACTATCATAGACTTAAATTATACGCGAGAGGCGAACAATCTATACAGAAATATAAAGATGAATTATCTATTAACGGTGATTTGTCTTATCTTAATTTAGACTGGAAGCCAGTACCTATTATACCAAAGTTTGTTGATATAGTAGTAAACGGTATTGGAGAAAGAACTTTTGATATAAAAGCTTATTCTCAAGATCCAGCCGCTATAAAAGAAAAAACAGATTATGTTAATTCTATATTAGAAGATATCAACAGCAAAGAACTGTTATATCAAGTGCGAGAAAATTTTGGAATAAGTCTGTTTAATAATGATCCAGTTGAACTTCCAGAAACTACAGAAGAACTTCAATTGCATATGCAGCTCAACTATAAGCAGAGCATAGAAATAGCTGAAGAGGAGGCAATAAATAATATTTTAGATTATAATAAATATCATTTACTAAAAAAGCGTCTTGATTACGATCTTACCGTGTTAGGTATAGCTTGTAGTAGAACTATTTTTAATACAGCTGAAGGCATAAAAATAGAATACGTTGATCCTGCTGATTTAGTTTATTCTTACACAGAATCACCTTATTTTGATGATTTATACTACGTCGGTGAAATAAGAAGAACAAGTATTGTAGAACTTAAAAAACAATTTCCACAATTAACAGAAGATGATGTCAAAGAGATTGAAGGCACGGGAAGCAATGCACTTCTTTATAACAAGTCATACGCTTCATCTGATGCCGAAGATAAAAACCACGTCTACGTTCTTTATTTTGAATACAAAACTTTTCAAAATCAGG